TATGTCAACCGTCTGAATTGGGGTTTCTTCCGGCAATTGAATGCTGGGAGGTGATGCGGCAGAGAGCCCTCCAGCAGGAGCGCTTTCCGGCACTGCTGTCAGACCGCCAGCGCCTTGCGTGCTGGACTGAGAAAGAGCTTGATTGATGGCGTCCTGTTCTGCCGTCGAGGCCATGCCAGCGCCGGTATCCGCTGCGGTTCCGGCAGCAACACCTTCTCCCGCCGCAGCACCTCCGGCCAGTGCATCAGCCCCAGCACCGCCTGCCATCATGGCCGCCGCTGCGATCGCCATCGGCACGACAGTGGTTTCCAGCGCACCGCCGGGGCCGAAGAACGTTCAAGAACCGTAGTTCTGAGCGTAGTTGAAGTTGGCTAGAGCCTGATCGTTCCCCGCCTGAATGGCCTGCTGCGCCTGCGGGGTTGTTGTCACATCGATACTGGTCTGCCCCAGCGCCTTCAGGACGGGCGCTTGGTTGTATAGGGCGTTGACCATCTCCAGACCAGTCTGGGGGATGTTCCACTGGTCGCCGGGGATCGCGTTCGTCCAATCCTGACTGGGATCGGCCTGCATCCGGCTTTCAAAAGCCATCTGCGCGATTGCATCCGGGTTCAGGATCTGCCCGGCCAGATCAGGATGCGCCTGAATCAGGTTGTTGTAGGCGCCCCAGACCATGCTCTGGAGTTGAGACGAAGGATCTCCGGTGGCGCCTTGTTTGCCCCAATAGGTCGATAGCCCAGCACTCGGATCAGCCTGCGTGGTCTGATAGGGGTTCCACAGCGTCTGCTGCTGGCCCTGCGACTGAGTGTAGATGTCCGGATTGTTCTGAAGGTCGCCTACCGCACCATAGTTGGCGCCATTCTGGTCGTAGACGAATCCGTCGGCGACGTAATACCCCGGATTCAGGGTGTAGTTCGTCGGCGTCGTGTACTCAGTCGTCGGCGCTGTGGCCTGAAGAATGTCTGATCCCAGATAGCTCATGCCGGCCCCACGCTCATAATTCCAGTCATCGACTTTGCCCAGTCCTGCCAGTTGGCAAACCCACGATGGTCGGGCACCCCGGATTGCACGAAGTACCCGATACCGTTCATTCCATCAACCCAATCTCGCCACCGATCTTCAGGCACATGCCCAAGCTGATTGGCCGCGAACAACTCCTCCATCAGCTTGCAATACTGATCCCAAGACATTCCGCGAGGATCGTAGGAGATCACGGGTTGCCAGTGCCTCGAGTATCTCCACTCTCCACGCTCAACACCACTCGGCCCATGAAATAGTTGCCGTTCTGGACGTTGCTCGAGAAGCGCAGTCGCATTTCACGTCGCTGTTCTTTCATATCGACCTTGAGAGTCGACCCGTCAAAGGTGTACGGCGTGGATGCTTGATCCACATCATCTGCATACCCCTTGCCAGTTACCACAAGGCTCATCTGACCGGACTGCAAGAAGTCAGGCTCAACCCTTTCCAAGCGCGTCCAGAGGTTGTCTCCGGCGGCCTGAACAGAGCCAACCATGCCCATGTTCTCGCCAATTACGTTCGTCTCGAAGTAGCTCTCAATCGCATCGACGAAATTGGTATAGACCTGATCGGTCCCGGTCTCGTGTTGCCACAAGGTGTACTTGCCAATAGCGTTCTGATCCCAGCCGCCCCACACGGGCTTCCTGAAGACTTCCGAGAACACTCCAGCCGATCGCCGTGCGCCCAGTGCCTGTCCAGCGTCGTACCAGCACTTCTCGCGCACGTTGTAGACCACCGCGTCATTGCACTCGGTCGAACTGCCAGAGGGGAAGAACCACCAGATCTCGCCCCAGCGCGGAACCTTCGACACCCACACCTTCTGACGCTGGCTGATGTTCAGGTTGTCGAAGAAGTAGTTGAAGTTCTGCTTGTTCTCGACCTCTTGCACGACCCCGTTGTACATCAGGAATCGGTCAGTGCCGGCCCAATAGAAGATGCCGTCGTACTCAATGACGCACTGGCTGGACATGATCGAAGACTGCTGCGTGATCAGGTCATACCGCCAGTACAGAGTCTCGTTGGCCACTGTGGTCGGGGAATAGGTCACCCGCACCACTGAGTCCAAGGTCCAGAAAAGCCCGGCAGGAGATGTCGTGCCGCCACGAAGGGGCAATCCCTTGACCACCTTGGTCGAGGAGATGTTGTTGCTGTTTGAGTCAGCACTCGTCCAGTTGTTGAAATCGCCCGCCGCGCAGTTCTGGATCAGTCCGTTGTTCCCGTACACAAACAGGTACGGGTACAGCATCACAACACCACCGGAGACGCTGATGTTGTTGTCGAAGGTCAGGGACTGCGCCCCAGAGGCGGTGGCATTGTTGGACAGGGTCACCGTCCAGACACCGCTGACCACATTGGCAGTGAGCACCGTGGTGTTGGCAGGAATGCCAGTCCCGGTGACTCCAAGCCCCGGCCCGATCGCCGTGTTGATCGCAGCAAAGGTGACCGTCGGAGACCCGCTGGTCAGCGTCCCAGTGGCCGTAAAGACCCCTACTGGCGTCAATGTGGTGCCTGTGAACGGTCCCAGCATCGGTCGCGTGTTGACCGTCGATGTGATGTCGTTCAGGTTCTCGCCGGGATGGGCGATCAGATTGTTGTTGCCCGTCCCAAGGGGGTCATACCCCAGATCGAATTGCCACAGGGTGCTGTTGTCCGGGTTGTAGGTCGACAGGGACGACACATAGCCCGAGAAACCCGACCCGGCACCACCTACAGAGGCGGCACTAATCGTGACCAGTTCGTTGTGGACGTACCCTTGGCCGCCGGCCGTGATGGTGATGCTCGAGATGCCCCCGCCAGACACGATCACAGTGGCATATGCGCCGGATCCAGCCGCAGCGCCGATCGGCACATTGGTGTAGGTGCCGTTAAGGTATCCCACGCCAGTCGCGGTGATCTGGACTGTCGCCAAAGCGCCAAGAGCCTCGATGTGAGTAGGGCCAGAACCTACTCCGTCATCGCTGTCTGTCGTCCAGCGTTCGATCCCGTCGTTGTACCCCGAGATGATGTAGTTCAAGCCATTGCTGGCGGACATGATCATCCCCCGCGAGACCCCACTCGCGTTCAGGAATGCCCCAACATAGCCAGCCATCTTGCGAGGACGGCCGTACTGCCACCGAACCCACTTGCCGTCCACGCAACTGGGTGCGGCGAGCGTCGTCCCATCCCGCTGAATGCCGGGCGCCATCTGAAGGCTGACGACCTTTGTCGTCATCAGAAGCCTCCGCCGGAGATTCCGACAGGCAGGAAAAGGCCGCTCGCGGTGAGTTTGCCTGCCGAGACACCACCAACCGCAAAGCCGAGTTGGCCGCTTGCCGCAAGGTAGAGGCCGGTCGTGGCGTCTCCGAGGAATGACAGAGACGGAGCGGCGGCCGATCCGTTCCCGAGGGTGAGCGCACTGATGGTGCTGAGAGTGGCCGTCTGGGCATTGTAGACGTTCGTCCCATCGCAGATTGCGATGATGGTCTGGTTCTGCGGGAGGGTCAATGTGAGCCCGCCCACCGCCCCAGTCGAGAAGGTGAGGGAGAACGACCCCGTCGTGGCATTGCTGAACGAGTACAGTTGAACCGTCGGGGGCAGAATGACCGTGCAATTCGAGGTCAGGGTGCCCTTGTACTCTTGGATGATGCTGGACGCTTCAAGGGAAGTCAGGGTGACCGTACCGCCGGTGACAGTCTTCACCAGTTGCGTGAAGAAGAACTGCGACGACTGCCCGTAGCCCCAAGTGTACCAACCCGAGCTTCCCGAGACCACCTCGAAGGATTCGCCCAGTTGCAGTTGCAGAACTGTCTGGCCATCGATCGTGTCGGTGCCCTGCGGAACCACGTTCAGCACGCCTGCGCCGTCGTTCTTGATGGTCACGGTCCAGCCGGATCCCACAGAGGCCGCTACCGGCAGCGTGGCCGTTCCAGCGCCCCCAGTCCAGACATAAATCGACGACTGATCGCCGGAGACGAAGGTGTAGTTGCTCGAGAACGTGTGCGGCGGCAACACTGTGTTGAGAGTGGTGGCCACCGCCTTCAGACCGAATCCGGCCAGTTGAGCTGCGTTGGCAGCACTGGTGCCGGCACCAAAGACCACCGTGCTCCACGTTCCATTGACCGTGGTGTTATCGGTCAAGTAGATGTAATCGGCCACTCCGGATGCCACCGTGACGATCGTGTTGAGACTCGTATCGGTGACCGTGAAAGAGTTGGATCCGATGTTTCTGACCAGCAGGCTTTGACCTTCGGACACCTCAACTGCCGCTGGCATCAGCAGATGCAATCCGGTAGTGGTGGCCGTCACCTCAATGATGTTGGCGACAACGTTGGTCGTATTGCCGTTCACCGGCCACTGTAGGACGGTGTCGGCAGAGATCGTCAGCGACTCATAGCTGACCTGTGAAGGATTGACTGTTTGTCCCGTGAAGGGGCTGGTATAGGTCGTCATGGTCAGGAATCCACTGCTACGGCCTGCCGGTCGCCCGTGCGAGCAACGTCTTCGGCCTTGAGGGCTTGGATGGCTTCCGAATACTTCTGCTGGAAGATCTGTCGCTGGTCGTTCTTCAGGAACGGCATGGCCTGCAACAGCGTCCCGAACAGAACCGCATTGGGAGCATTCTGGGTGAACCAGTTGGTCTGATTGGTCGAACTCAAGGGCGCCACTCGCTCGTAGTAGAGCACCTCGAATGTGTACGCCTGATCGGGTGTCGGCGCAAGATACCAGTGATCCCAGTCGGTGTCGGCGTAGTAGAGCGGCGCGGCCATCTGGGTCGCGTCAGGCCAGTAGCTCTTCAAATACTCGTATTTGCGGAGGTAGACAGGCTGCTTCTTTCCGTTTACGAGGACGTTCATCGAGACGGTCTTGCGCCACCGAGCAGGCTTCTGGAGCACGGGATTTCCCAGCGTCATGGTCGATTCGACCACCTGAAGCTGCCCGAGCATCTTGATCTGCTCTGCAATCTCGAACTCGGCCAGCGTGATGAAGGTCGGCAGAGCATTGACGACAGCCGCATCTTGTCGTTCCAGATACTGCAAGACAGTCGCTGTCAGGCTGTCATACGTCATCACCCAGCTTGGTGTGGTC